TGTTTCGAGGCCAGGTCGGGGAGCCAAAATTCAGTAAGTAAATCAACGGCTTGCAGCGATGCAGGCCGTTGTTGTTTCTGGCTCTCGAATGCGAATATGAGACGCCTTATGAGACGTGTCTCATATCCAGTGGTCACCTTCCGCCCGGCCAGCGGTCGATCACGATCGCCGCGACCACGATCAGCAGCACGACGCCGACGGCATACCAGGCCGCGCCGAGCAGCGCCGAAAGCGGGCTCACACACCACCCCAGTCCGGGCGTGGCCACTCTGGGATTGGTACGGTCTGCCCGGCCAGTGCGTGGGTGCAGTCGCCAAGCATCTGCATCTGGCCGTCGACCACGAAGGAATGGCAGCGTCCAGACAGGCCCGGTGGATCGTCTGGCTCGGGCTTCCAGTTCGGGTCGGCGTAGCTCCCCCAGGTCACCAACACGCTGGGCGTGAAGGTGGGCGCCTCGGGGTTGCCGTTGTAGCCCCAGCGCGGGCCAGGGCCTTCGCCGACCGCCACCTGGTGCGGGCCTTGGCAGCCTGGGCACCACCAGCTCAGCAGCCGACCGCCATCGCCGCTGCGCAGGATCTTCGACAGCGCGCTCATTCTCGGTAGGCGCAGGTACTGCCCTCGACGCGCCACTCCGCCGTGCCGTTCGGCCGTGGCGTGCACCGCATGACCAGCATGCCGCGGGTTGGCCCCCACTCGGCTCGGATCAGCGCGACGCGGCCAGCTTTGGTCCGCGGCAACATCATCGTGGTGCTGGTTGAAAACCCAGGCGGAATGGAGCTGCACTGCAGGCCGTCGACCTCCCACACCTCGTAGGTGTCGCGAGCTGCGCAGTACAGCTCAGGCGCCGGCTCGGGCATCGTCGGGTCTCCGCCGTCAGGCACCCAGGGCTGGCACTGGCGCCAGACCCCGGTGGCATCGACCCACATGCGGGGTGCAGCACCGGTCCACAGGTTGCCATCGGCGCGCGTCCCGGTGGCATAGGCGCCGCACTTCGACGGCCCGGCCGCATGCGCCACCATCGGCGCTGCGACCAGGAACGCCAGGAATAGGACCGCAATTGCGGCCAGGAATAGCTTGATGGCGCGCATGGTGATCAAGTCCCGTAGCTCTTGACCCGGCCAACCAGATTCGCGCGGCTCGTGGCCGGCGTCACCTTGGCCACGAACGCGCCCGTGATGGCGTTGTATCGCTCGCCAGTGGGCAGTTCGTAGATTGCCGGGCTCGTCATCGTCTTGTTGAACATGATCGTGTCCCTCGGCAGGGTCGGATGGGGAATTTCACGCACGACGTACAGGTAGTTTTGGGCACCCATGAGGGCCTCCTTGCAGATGCCGCGTCACGCGGCGGTGGATGCCCTGGCCACACCAGAGCACGAAGAGATTGGTGTTGCCGCCCGTGCGCCCGCGGCGCATGACATGCTCAAGCTCGGCGCCGAGCGAGCCCATCAGGGCAATACAGCGGGTGTTGTCGTCGGCCACCGAGAACGTCACGCGCTCGACGCCCAAGCGGTTGAACAGCACATCGAGCACGGTGATCAGGAAAGCCTTGGAGGCGCGATCTACAGCGAGGTGGCACCACACGTTGGATCCGGAGTAGTCGTACAGCAGCAGACCCGCCCGCAGTTGCCCATCGACCGAGAGCCCAACTGCCGCGTCAGCCTGCGTGGCCGCACCGCCGAAGCGATTGGCGACCCAGGCGGCGATGCGGCGGGTGTCGTACGTGATCATGATTTCGCGGACACGCCCTTGACCTTCTCGAACGTGCGCTGCGTCGAGATGCCCAGAATCCCGGTCAGCAGCACCAGCAGGGCATTGGTGTCCAGCATCGGCGGAGGCGAGACGGTCATCGGCACCCACTTGAGCGCCTGCATCCAGGCCCACCCCCAGGTCAGCAGCGGGTACAGCACGAACTGATAGGCCAGCGCCACCACACCCATCCAGCCGATGGCCGGGCGCCAGCCGGCGACGAACACCGAGGCGCTCTTGGCTTCCTCTTTGTTGATCTCCTGCTGGCCCTTGATGAGGTCGGCGTCGACACGCGCAGCATCCAGTCCGACCTTCATCGACTCGATGTCGTTCTTCGCGCGCTCGTCGTCGCTAGTGAACAGGTCGTCGGCCACCTTGCCGACAGCGCCGATGATGTCGCCCACGGGGTTGAGCGTCATGCCGCACCCCGCAGCGCACGGTCGAGCCAGCCGAGCAGGAACTTGGCTTGCGTGCGGTCGCGCATCACGATGTCTCGGTATCGCGCGAGCTTGGCCAGGGTGTACTGCGAGACAAACACCTCGGGCGCCGTGGCGTTGATGGCCTCAAGCGTGACGGGTCCGATGGCGCCGTCCGGCGTGGTGCCCACGACGAGCTGCGCCAGCTTGGCCGCCGTCTTGGCGCCGGCATTGACCGCGAAGTCGAACAGGCATGTGGCCACGCGCTGGCTCGTGATCTGGTCCGCCTGCAGCGGATCCCAAAAGGCGCCGCGGTAAAGGTCGCGCACGATCTGCGCATCCGGCGTGCGGCCGGCGTCGAGTGAGGCCCAGCCGCGCCAGTCGGGGAAACTCTTGCGGGTGATGCCGGCGTACGTCTGGCCCCCGCGATCGCCGGGCACGGTGGTGAGCTTGTACCCGCCCTCGTTGAGGATGACGCGCTCGAACGCCGGGAGGAAGTCGGCCATCACTTGTCCTGTTTTCTGTCGAGCTTGCGGTCGATCTTCTCGAGCATCTCGTGGATGGGAGCCAGGGCAGCGGTCAGCCTGTCCCATGGCACGTAGTTCTTGGCCAGGTCAACCTCGAGCTCGCCAAAGTCCTTGCGCAGCGTTTGTACGGCGTCCCAAAGCTGGCGCATGAGCCAGCCGCCGACCCCACAAACGAGGCCGAGCACGAGTTGAATGATCTGGTTGGCGTCGAGATTCATGCGGCCATGTCCTGGGGTCGTTGGTCTCGAAACTCGGGCGGCAGCTGCAGGCGCGCCTGCTCCTTGATGTAGGCGTGGCGGCAGTGCTCGGCGATCTGCCACCGGAACAGCAGGTCGATGACGGGCATCAGCACCCTGCCCCACGGCTTGCCGTCGCGGTGCATGCGGTAGGCGCGGCTGGACATGGTCTCGTCGGCATAGGCGCCGGCCTGCAGCGGGGTGATCAGCACGTTGAGCAGCTGGTCGACCGCGATGAAGAGCTGGTAGGCCCAGGCCTTGGCGTTTGCCCAGCGGGCCTGCGCGAATGCGCTCAGTGTGGTCATGGGGCACCTCCACGTTCGTCGAAGCCGAGGGCCACGGCGTTGTGGCCGAAGAATGCGGACTCGAGCGGCGACAACTGCCGCAGCAGCGCCAGGCAGCCGTGCTGCTGGGTGTCGGCGCGGTCGAAGATGTTGCCGAGGTAGAACACCTCGGCGGTAGTTCCGTGGGTGCGCTGGATTTCCTGCAGCAGGCTGCCCTCGGCGCGCGACAGGGCGCGGTACTCGATGCCGGGGTGGCGCAGGCGCGGCCGGGCGGTGACCCAGTCGGCGCCGCTCTCGGTGCGCTCGACGCTGCTGAAGTCGGGCAGCCAGTCGTTGGTGCGGCGGGTGACGCCGATGGCGGGCGCAAAGATGGGGCCGATGAAGGGGCGGCCGATGCGCACGCGGTCGGACGTGCTGATGGCGATGGTGGTGTAGCGCGCGGTGGTGGGCTGCGGGGTGACGACGACGATGGGGAAGTGGGCGCCGTCGCGGTCATCGTCGAGCGGGGCGAATGGCCAGCAGGCGACGGGGGCGCCGGCATACACGTCGCTGCCTCCGCTGGTGGTGCCGCGGCTGATGGTGATGGTGGCCGCTGGGTCGGTGATGTTGTGGGCGACGATGGCGAAGCACTGGGCGGCCTTGGCCGAGCCGTGGTCGATGATGAACTGCGTGTCGGCCGGGCTGGCGGTGCTGCTCTTGGCGTAGGCGGCCAGCTCACGCAGCTGCAGCTGGGTGAGCGGGTGCGCGGCGTCCCACGAGCCGCCCGACAGGGTGCTGGAGTCGACGAGGTTGCCGTAGGCGAATGCGTCCATGGGGGTCAGGTGTAGGTGTAGGTGAGCAGCGCGTCGAAACCGCCGTTTCCGCTGCCGCTGAGGCCGACGAATCCACCGCCTCCGCCGAGGGCCAGACTGGACAGTCCGCGACCGTTGAGCAGCACCGTGCCGGTGCCAATGAGGCTTGAAAGCAGGCTGTTTAGGCTGATGTCGACCACCACCGTCCCGGACATGTCAGCAAACGCATGCGGAGAGTTGCCTGAGTCGATGGAGAAGATAGGGGTTGTCAGCGTGACGTTGGCAACAGGGTTGAGGCTCGACAGGTACGTGTTGATCGCACTGATGTTTGAGGCGACGCGCAGGTTGCGCGAAAAGACGGCAAGAATGTCCCATGGGCCAGGGTCACCGGACAGCGTGGCAAGCACCGAGGTCGACTGCGATCTCATCGTGAGCCGCAGGGTTGCATCAACAAGGGTTCCCAGCGCTGGGTTGAATTGGTTAAGGCTTCCCGTTTGGTTGAAATCGCCCGATGGGTTGCCGTTTGTGAATCCGGTCGTCACCGTGCCACCACTGGCTGCCGGCGGAGCGATGAAGGCCACGTAGGTCATGCCTGATACCCGATCAGCGTGACGGACAGGCCCTTGGCGGTGCCGTTGCCCACCTGGTCGATGTCCACCGTGACCTTGGCGCCTTTGGCCAGCAGCGGGTCACTGATCACGGCCGGCGTGGTGGAGGTGATGCTGGTGGCCTCGGTGTTGTCGATGGTGAGCTTGGTGGACAGCACCGAGGCGCCGGCCTCGTTGATGTCGACCGTGAAGATGGCGCCGGATGCCGTCGGCGGGGGGAGCGCGGCCTGCACTTCGACCAGGTGCATGTCGTAGGGCACGAAGAAGCTGCGCTTGGTGGTGCCGGTGGTGAGCGCGGTGGTCTCGTCGCTGCAGGCGATGACGAAGCTCTCGTTCTGCAGCGCCGCGGCGGCGGTGCCGGTGGCGCCGCTGCCGCCGCCGTTGCCGCCGGCGCCGATGGCGTCGTCGACGGCGCGGATCTCGATGTCGCCGTCGTCCGGCGAGTCGGACCGATGGCTGAGCAGGCCGAAGCGGATGACGCGCTGCTTGAGCAGCAGATCCACCGACCACACCAGCGCATTGCGACCGGCCTGGCAGCCGTAGCGCGGTGACACCAGGCTGACGGTGTCCAGCAGGTCGAGCGCCATGGTGTCGATGTCCAGCGACGCCTCGATGGATGCGCCGAAGGGGTGCGAGCCGTACACGCTCAGGTAGCGCAGGGCCCAGGCCTGCATGTCGGCCCGGGTGGGGAACTGGTTGCCGACGATCTGCACCTCATCGCGCTCGGCGCTGGGGTCGAGGTCGTAGACGGACTGCGCCGTGGCCTCGAAGTTCACCAGCCACGGGTCGCGCGAGAGCGCGTCGCGCACGGCGTCGTCCACGATGCCGGCCAGGGCCGACTTGTGCGTCTCGCCCGCCTGCACCTGCACTTGCCAGACGCGCTTTTCCAGCCCGGCGATGGGGGCCACGGTCAGGCGCCTGGCGTTCAGGCCGTCGGTGAAGGTGTAGCGCGGCGACTGCGCCCACGACGGCTGGATGCGGCGGCAGTAGAACTGGTCGAGCCGGTTGAAGCCCACCGAGGCCACCTCGAAGGCGGCGATGTCGGTGAGCACGTCCTTGTAGGTCTGGTTTTCGATGACGCGGTTTCCGGCGTCGAACAGCTCGCTGCCGGCGGGCAGCGTGCCGGCCGTGACGTCGGTGAGGCCTGCGCGGCGCACCAGGTCGACAATGTTCCAGCGGCGCAGCGTCTCGGTGGGGCTGGAGTAGCCGCCGGTGGTGAGCTGGCGCGCCGCGAACCGGATGGTGGAGCCCAGCTGCGTGTACACCGCGCCGTGCGGCTGGGCGTGGAATGCAAACTGCCCCGGGTAGGTGCCGCCGACGATGCCGCCATACAGCAGCTCGCTGCCGCCGTCGAAGATGCGGATGCTGCCGCCGATGATCGGGTTGGCGCCGTTGAACCAGAGGTTGTCCAGCTCGTCCACGAGGATGGGCTCGACATAGCCGGGCGTGCCCAGCACCAGGAACTTGCGGCGCGAGCCGGCCACGCCGGTGCCGCCCAGGTCGACGCCGTTTTGCATGAGTGGCACGGGCGGCACGAAGGTGCTGGTGACGACCTGGCGCTCGAGCAGGCGCTCGCGGCCGCGCAGTTCCAGGCGCATGGCCTCGGCGGGGAACTGCGGTGCGCCATCGATGTAGGCGATGTAGATGGTGCGCCACTCTTCGGGATAGGCGCCGCCGCGCGGGCCAAGGCGGCAGGTGACCTTGCCGCCGTCGCACACGTGCTCGGTCCATCCGTCGAAGTCGCCCGCGCCGTTGTTCAGCTCGATTCCGCCCCAGGTGGGCGAGACGAGGCCGGCGGAGCGGCCGCCGGAGACCGTGCGCTTGACGGAGCCGGCGTCGTTGATGAGCTCGCGGAAGGTGGTGGCCGGCGGGGTGTCGCCGTCGGCGGTGATCATGGCGCGGGTGGCCAGGTGGGCGACCACCGGATCGCCGTAGCGGTCGCGCACCTCGATCGTAAGCGTGATGTCGTGCTCGGTGCTGCGGCGCGGCTCGATCTCGTCGCCGGGGATGCCGGGCGGCCGGCGCGCGGGCAGCCACCGGGCACGCACCTTCGGGAAGAAGGGCTTGCGCGGCGGCAGCTTGGCGCGGGGCCGGCGGGCCGGTTGCATGATGGTGCGTTACGCCAGCTCGCGCACGTAGAGCGTGCCGCTGCAGGTGATGGCGTCGGCCGGCGCGCTTTGGCGCACCACCAGCGTGGTGTTGGCCGCCGTGGCGGTGGGCCGGGCCTCCTCGGGCCACCACTGGGTGTAGCCGGCGCGCACGTTCCATGCGCCAGCGTGCAGCACGACGCCGGTGCCAGCGGACGCGATGGTGGTGTTGTTGGCCTCGGCGCTGAAGCCGGCGGCGGTATCCAGCGGCGACAGCGGCGCGGGCGTGGGCGTGGAGCCGCCGCTGCCGCTGGTGGTGTGGCCGCGCACGATGGTGAGCTGCAGCTGCTCGTCCTGTGCGTCGCCGCTGTCGGACGTTTGCCCGAGCTCGATGCCGACGATCTCGATGGGGCGGTTGGCAGCCGGCGTGAGCTCGAAGAGGTCCTGCGCCGCGGAGACGGCGACGGCGGAGAAGGCAATGGAGTAGATGCGACCGCGCATGGTGGGGTGTCCTTGGTGTTGTCTGGGGTGGTGGGGTTACGGGGGCACGCCGCCGACCTGCAGCTCGCCCTTGATCTGGTCGAGCACGTCGCGCACGGCGCCGAGGCCGCCGCGCAGCTCGAGGTAGCCGGCGCGGTCGAGCGAGAGCTGGGCGTCCTGCCGCGCGACGACGGACGCGAGCTGATCGGTCTGCGCCGCCACCCTGGCCAGGTAGCTGGAGATGATGGCGAGCTGGGCGGTCTGGTTGCCCAGCTCGGTGGAGGTGGCGGTGGTTGTGCCGGCGGTGCTGGCGGGGGCCGAATCGGCCACCAGCGACGACAGGGCCGGGGCGGAGGTGTCAGGCGTGCCGGCCGGCGCCTTGGCGCCGATGGTGGCTGCGGCGTTGCCGCCCAGCGCGGTGTCGATGGACAGCAGCGCCTTGAGCATGTCGGCGCTGTTGTCGGCCACGTCGGTGAGCGCGTCGAACTGCTGCTGCAGCAGCGACAGCTGCGAGTTGGTCTTGATATCGCCGCCGAAGGCGTTGAGCTCGCGGGTGACGCGATCGTAGATGCTGGCGAAGGCCGGGCCGCTGGCGTAGGCGCTGGCGGCCTCGTCGAGGTAGGCGCGGGCGTTGGCGATGAGGTTGACCTGCGCCGACTGGTCGCCGGCCTGGGCCTGGCGCAGCGTGGACTGGTACAGGCTCTCGGCGCTGCCCACCTGGGCGCGGCGGCTGAGCGGCGACAGGTCGCTGAACGACAGCGTGCCGGTGAACTGCCCGATGTCGGCCGACAGGCCCTGCAGGCGCTGGGCGGCCGAGATCTGCTCCTGCAGCGACTGCTTGGTGGTCTGCGCGGCCTTGTCGCGCAGGGCCGACTCTTCGCTGATGCGGGCGATGATGGTCTGCTGCAGCTGCTGGGCCACGGCCACCGGATCGTCGGCCGTGGACAGGCGGCCGAAGAGCGTGCTCTCGGTGGCCTTGAGCGAGGCGATGCGGTCGGCGGGCGTCAGCGTCTTGAGGCGGGCCTGCTCGATGGCGTCGGCCAGGGTGCCTGTGCGGTAGGCGGCCACGGCGCGCGAGGTGCCGTACAGCACGTCCTGCAGGTCCTTCCAGGCGCCGTAGGCGTCGAGGATGGCCTGCTTGCCGTCCACGCCCACGGCGGACCACAGCGCCATGAGGTCGTCCTTGGTGGACGAGAGGATGCCGGGCACGGTGGCGTCGATGCCGCCGGCCTGCAGGGCCTGCTGGATGCGGGCGGCCTTGTAGACAGCCAGGTCGGAGCCCTTGAGAAAGTCGCCCGCGATGCTGTCGACACCACTGTTGACGGACGCAGCCTTGGCCGCAAAGGCGGCGGCGTCGGCGGCGTCGTAGATGGACTGGCGCATGGACGCGAGCGCGGGGTCGAGCTGGCGCAGTGCGTCGATCTCGCGCTGGCGCTCCAGCGCCACGGCGGCCTGCTCGCGGCCCTGGGCGCGCAGCAGCTCGATCTGCAGGTCGGCGCGCTTGTCAGAGACCTGCGCCGCCAGCTCGTCGGCCTTGCGCTGGGCCTCGTCGGCGGCGGTGGCGATGGAATCGAACGCACCCGACACGCCCAGCAGCGCGGCAATGGCGCGCTGGCCGGATTCGGTGGTGCTGTCCTGGCTTTCGACAAGGGCGCGGAAGGCCTCGCGCGAGGCGGGCATGGACAGGCCCAGCTTGCCCAGTGCGTCGGCCACCTGGGTGCTGACGTTGGTGACGCGCTCGGCGTCGCTGTAGAAGGCGTTGTAGTAGGTGGCGAAGTTGGTGCTGAGAGCGTCCAGGCCGCCGCTGAACTTGCCGAGCGAGAACACCGCGTCGGACGACAGTGCGCCGATCTGGCCCAGGAAGCCGGGCAGCGGCTTGAGCGCGTCGGTGAACTGGCCGATGGCGGCCTGCGTCTCGGTGATGGCCTGCACCGACTGCATGAGCTTGTCGGCGCCGGCCGATGCGTCGAGCGCCGAGAGCTGGTCGCTGGCCCACTTGGGCAGGTCGATGGACAGCAGAGCCACCTTGACCGCGTCGGCGGACTGGGCCGAGAAGGCCTCGAAGGCCTTGGTGGGGTCGGCGCTGAGGGTGGACTTGTCGGTCTGCGCGAAGCCGATGACGGTGTCGATGCCGTCCTTGGTGACCTGGAAGAGCGCCTCGGCGGCGTCGCGACCATCGGCCTCGAACACGGCGCGCAGGCCGTAGGCAGCGTCCTTGCCGAACGCCTTCACGCCATCGTTGAGAGTGCTGGTGAGCTGGGTGACCAGCAGGCTGACGGCCTGCTGTGTTTCGGCCTGTTGGGTTCCGCCCTGCTGTGCGGTGATGTCGGTGAGCACGCCGGCTGCCGACGACTGCACGTAGCCGCCCATGTGCGGCGTGCCGGCGCCGCCCTGGAAGAGCTTGTCGACCGCGCTGCCGATGACCTTGCCGATCATGCCGCCGATGGGCCCGGCGACGTAGGTGCCCAGCGCCTGGCCTGCGGCCGTGCCCCAGTTGCCGGCCTTGGCCGACATGAAGGCGTCGGCGTAGCTGGCAAACGAGCCGGCCGACTTCGCGAAGCTGCCCAGCATCTCGCCGGTGGGCGTGAGCGACTGGCTGAAGGCGCTGACGTTGTTGCCGGTGGTGGCCGCCGTGGACAGGCCCAGCGACTGGCCGATGCTGGACATGGCCAGGTTGTTGTACGGCACGGCCAGCGAGCCGGTGGACAGGAAGTTGCTGAAGATGCCCGACAGCGAACCCGAGCCTCCCGCCGTGCCCGGCGCCGCGCCACCATTGAAGCCGCTGGTGAGCGCGCCGGTGATGGCGCTGGTGATGGGCGCGAAGGCGGCCTGCACCACGGGGCGAATGATTTGCGACTCGATCAGGCGCTTGGCGCTGGCGAAGTTGCCGGTGAGCGCGTCGTACAGCGCGTCGCCGGCCTGCTCGTAGGCGCTTTGCCAGACCTTGAGCGACTCGTCGGCAGCGCGCTTGTTGGCCGCGATCTCGTCCTTGCCGTGGATGAGGCCGACGAGCTGCAGGCGCGCATCGATCTCGCGCTGGATGGCGGCCACGGCGTCCTCGTTGCCCATGGAGGCGATCTGCTTCTCGCGCAGGCGCTCGACGGACACGACGGCGATGGCCTCGGCCAGCGAGATGTTGCCGGCCGCGGCGATGTCGGCCGCGCGGGCCTCGTCGATCATGGTCTGCACCTGGGCGCCGGCAGCGTCGGCCGAGCGGTTGAGCTCGGCGATCATGCGGGCGTGGATCTTGGCGCCTTCGGCAGCGGCCTGGGCGGCCTCTTTCTGAGCCTTGGCCAGCTCCTCGGCGTTGTGCGCAGCGATGAGCGAGGCGACGGCCATCTGGCGCATCTCTTCGCTGTTGATGCTGTACGCCGGCGACTCGAGGTACTTGACCAGTGCGGCTTGCGCCTTCGACAGGCCCAGCGTTGACGACTCGGCATCGGCCTGCAGCTTGACCGCGCCTTCGATCGTGCTGGCCCACACCTTGGCGGCATCGCGCTCGGCGCGGAAGGCGTCGGCCGTGTCCTTGTGGGCCTTGGCAGTTTCCTTGTACTTGTCGTTGATGAAGGCGATGCGCTTGGCGAGTTCGGGGTCGTCGGCATTGCGGCCTGCGGCGTAGGCCTCCTGGCGTACCTTGGCCAGCTCGCGCTCTTTCTGCGCCTGCTTGTCGAGGAACTTTGAGCCGTCGTCGATCCACTTGATGGCGGCCTTTTGCTGGTCGGCATAGGCGGCGGCAGCGCTGGCACGCTCTTGCTCTTTGAAAGCGGCCTTGTTCAGCACCTCGAGCTGCGCATACAGCGTGCTCAGCTCGGCGTCGTAGGTGCTTTTTCTCTTGCCGCCGCGATCGATGGTGCGGGACGCCTGGCGCTGCGCGATCTGGGCGCGCAGGTCGCCGATCTGGTCTTGCGTGGTGGGCGTGCGGCCGATCTTCTTCAGCTCTTCGCCATAGCCGGCCACGGCGCGGGTGAGCGTGCCCCAGGCGCGCTCCAGCGTACCCAAGTTGGCGGTGGTGGTGTTGGCGCGGGCCTCGAGCTCGCGCATGGTGATCTCGACGGCGGCGTTCTTGTTGCCGGCCTCTTCCAGCGCCTTGATGTTGGCGTACTGCGCCGCGGTGAGAAAGTTGTACTGCTCGTTGAGCTTGCGGGCGCCTTCGGCCACGTTGTCGGTGAGGCCGACGAAGCGCTTGGCCACGTCGCCCACTGCGTCGCCGGTGGCGCGGGCCAGGGCGGCGGCGGCGCCTGCGGTGGCCTCCAGCGCCGTGCCCGAGAGCTTGCCGGTGCTGATGAGGGTTTGCAGCGCCTCGCGTGCCGTGCCGACGCCGGCCAGGGTGCGCTTGCCGATGGAATCGGCCAGGCTGTTGAAGCGGCCTTCGGTGATGCCGGCGGCGTTGCCGGTGAGGGCGAGCGAGTTGGCGAACTCTTTGCTCTGCGCGGCGCCGGCGGCGTAGGCCAGGCCGATGGTGCCGATGACGGCGGCGGCCGATCCGATGGCCACCACCGCGGGCGTGATGAGCGCGGTGACGGCCGACACGGCATTGCCGAAGCCGCCAAAGACGGCCGAGAGCTGGCTGCCCTGCTGGATGAAGGCGGTGACCGGCGACTGGCCGGCCTGCACCTGCACGAAGAAGTCCTGCAGCTGGGCGCCGAGCTGGGCGTTCTGGTACTGCGCGCGGCCGGAGGACTGGCCGAGCTTGTCCATGCCGGCCGCCGTGGCCTGCAGGCCGGCCTGCACTTGCTGCACGCCGTCGAGCGATATCCTGGCCTTGATTTCGGTGGTCATGCGGCGTCAGGCCCCGGGCAGGTGGGTGGCGTTGGCGCGGCGCTCGGCAGCCAGTGCGAGGGTCTTGCGGATCCAGGCGCGCTCCATGGTGCACACGTCTTCGAACACGTCTTCGCGCGTGTCGCGCGGCAGGCGGCGGAATGCGGGCGCGGCGCGCACGCCGGTGTAGTCCAGGCCGGTGGGCTGGCTTTCGCACCAGCGGAACTGGGTTTCGACGGCGCGGAAGAGGCGCAGCGCGGGCAGGTGCTCGGGCCACAGCTCGAAGGTGGCCGCGGGCTGGGCTGCCTGTTGCTGGGCCTGCATGGCAGCGATGCGGTCCCACGCGCCCTGCATGGACGCGGGACGGCGGTCGAGCTTGGCGGGCGGCGCGTCGTCGAGCTGGGCGCTGGACTGGGTGACGGGCTGGTCGGTGGCCTGGTCTGCTGGCGGTGGTGCTGGTGGAGCATCATCGGCGTCCCCGTTGAATGCGCCGGCCGCCAGCAGCTCGGCCAGCCGTGTCAGTTTCCCAGCTTGGCCTTGGCGCCGGTGGCGTCGAGATAGGCGGCGAGCACCAGGCCGGGCAGGTTGGGCACCAGGTCGTACAGCGCGGCCAGCGCGTCGGCGCCGGCAGCGATGGGCTGGCCGGTGTCGATGTCGACCAGGGGAGAGTCGCCCTTCCAGGCGGCCATGCGAACGGCGGCCGGACCGGACAGGAACTCGCCCACCGTGGTGCCGTCGCCCTGCTGGGGCTGCTTGGCGCGGGCGGCCTCCATGGCCATGCCGAACTCGCGTTGCTGGTCGCCATCGGCCAGGGTGAAGACGCAGTCGAACTTGACGGCGTTGCTGATGGCCAGGCGGTAGCGGGTGGGCACGGCGGTGGGGGCTGCGGCGGTGGGTGTCGTCATGGGCGGCGGATCAGGTGAACGAGGTGAACAGGCCGTCCATCGAGATGGAGACCTTGCGCTTGAGCACGTTCTCGAACATGGGCAGTTCGCTGGCCGACACGGTGCCGTAGCAGTAGGCGTAGGCGGCGCCAGGCAGGATGAACTTGACGGCGCGCTTCTCGAGCTTGCGCGACGAGGCCAGCATGGACACCTGGGCGGCGTTGGCCGGGTCGAAGCCGAGCGTGAACTCCAGCGACGCGGCATTGAAGCCGGTGGGCAGCTTGATGCCGTTGCGCTTGTCGAAGGGGTTGATCTCTTCGAACTTGGCGTCGCCGCCGCTGCTGGAGACGCCCAGCACCTGGCCGATCTCGATCCAGCCCGAGATGGCCTTCAGGGTGCCGGTGTCGGAGCCCTGGGGGTACATGTCGGTGTCGGACGAGTCGTAGCCCGGCAGCTCCACCGAGTTGGTGGCGACGTTGGCCACCCGGAACACGGAGTTGTTGAAGTCTTCCCAGCCCACGGTGGCCAGCACCTCGGCGTCGTTGGCATAGCCGTGCGCCGTGGCGGTGAGCACCGGCGGGGCCGCGTTGGTGATGTTGCTGACGTCCTTGGCGCTGCCAAGGCCCGAGCTGACGTAGAAACGCGAGCCGACGAGGGTGTAGTAGGACATGGATGTGCTCCTGTGGGGTCAGGTGAGCGGAGTCAGCGACGACCCCGTGATGTGCGTGATGGGCAGGACGAGCGTGGCGAGGCCCACGGTGGATTCGGCCTCGTCGATTTGCCAGTGGATCTCGGGGTCGCCCGACCAGTCCCACGCTCCGCCGGCGGGCGGGGCGGCGTGGATGCGGGCGTAGGCGGCCTGCAGCACGGGGTCCACGGCGGCGTGGGCGTCGCTGTCGGCGGCGGCGCGGGCGCCGACTTCGATGGCGATGGCGGTGTGCCAGGTGGTGGCCGCGCCGTCCACCGACAGGCGGGTGCCGTTGGAGCGCACCAGGCGCACGCTGGCGACGGTGTCGGCCGTGAGCTGCGCGGGGATGGTGCGGCCGCGCTGGATGCGCGCAGCCACCGGGGGCGACTCGCGCAGCGTGGCCATGATGGCGTCGGTGATCTGCAGCTGGGCGGACGAGGTCATGCGGCGAGCCTCAGCGACAGGTCGACCCAGCCCATGCCGTCGGGCTCGGCGGTCTGGACGGTGTAGGCCGGGCCGCCCACGATCTGGACGGTGCTGTCGGCGTCGACCGCGCCGGCATCGGCCACGGTGAGGCCGATGCTGGGGCGCTGCACGCCCATGGCGTCCATGGCGACGGCGTAGCCGTTGTCGTAGACGCACGGCACCGACACGGTGGCACCGTCGATCAGCACGGCCGCATTGCACACACGCGACATGGACGCGTTGAGGCGTTGCATGGAGGCTGCGAAGGTCATGGCCGGTGCGGTCGCTGGTCAGGGGCTGATCAGGCGGCGGGTCAGGTGCCGGCCAGCGTGTTGACGCCGATGCGCATCTTGACGGTGGACGACGGGTTGGCAGCCGCCTCCACCGCGATGCCGACGGCGCGCTGGCTGGTGGTGGTCTTGTTTACGACCGAGTTGGTGGAGTCCCAGTACAGGACGTCGCCCACCGCGATGGCCAGCGCGCTGGTCTTGGCGATGGTGACGATGCCGCTGGTGACGAAGGCACTGGCCGTGCCGTTGACACCGGGCACGGCGGCCACGCCGAACAGCGCGGTGCCGAACAGGCGGCCGACGCCGGCGGCGACGGTGGCGCCCGGGTCGAGGTCGAGGACTTCGCCCTCTTGTACGAAATTGATCATGCTAGTCTGCTCCTGTGGTGCGGTTGCGCGGTGGGCCGATCAGGCGCCGGCGGACTTGTAGAGGCCGCGGTAGTCGATGACCTTGGCCGCGAAGTCCTCGCGGCACTTGAAGGTGATGCCGTCGACCTCGAAACCGACCTCGCTCTCGATGACCGGGCCCTCGGCGCCGTCGAGGTAGCAGTATTCGACGGTGTCGATCTGCGCGTTGTTGGCGGCCAGATACCAGGCGGTGGCGCTGTTGGCGTCGAGGATGGGCTCGACGATGGGCTCGAGCGAGGTGCGGCCGCCCTGGCGGAATTCGTTGATCTCGGCCTTGGTGGCCGGCACGTACTGGCTGCTGGTGAGCTGGTACGCGGTTTGCTCCAGCGCGGCGGGCACGATGAGCGTGGACGGCGCGAGGTTGAGCTCTTCGCTGGCCAGGCCCTTTTGCAGGCGCATGGCGGTGCGGCCTGCCGTGAGCGAGCTGAACTGCAGCGCCGAGCCGCCGCCGCTGCCCAGGTTGGCGTGCGTGCTGTGGAACAGAGCCACGCTGTCCGACAGGTTGGCGTTGGCCGTGAGCTGGGCGTAGACCAGGCGGTTTTCGAGCCGGGCGGCGCTGGCGCCGAAGGCGGCCACCAGGCGGTCGAAGGCGCGCAGATCGTCGTTGACGATGGACTGGCGGGTGAGCGACACCATGCGGCCGTAGGTCAGCAGGCTGTAGGTCTCGGCGCCGTCCTTGAGCGCGCCGTACTTGAACTCGCCGTGCTCGTTGACCTGCAGCAGGTCGGGCATGGCCGACAGCTGCACGACGGACATGCTCTTGAAGTCGGGCGCGTTGGGCGCGCGGCGGGCCCAGCGGGTGTAGGTACCGGGGTTCTGCTCGTAGCCGCTGCGCAGGCGCTTGGACGCGACGTTGGCCATGATGGAGCTGAAGTCGCTGACGGCGTGCATGCCGCCGCTGCGCAGGGTGAGCATGCGGGTGGCCAGCGCCATCTTGTCCAGGCCACGGGTGGACTGGCCGGCGGATTCGAGCATGTCGCGGCCGATCTCCAGCAGCGTCATGCCGCGGTAGCGGCGGCCGTTGTCGGTGAGCTTGGCGCCAGCATCGACGCGGGCGAACAGGGCCTCCTGCATGCCGTCCATGCGGGTCTGCGTTTCGTCGCGCACGGTCTCGACGCGGACGTTGGTGTGGCCGCCGGCGGTGGCGTCGCGGCGGGCCAGCTCGTCGAGAACCTGGGCGCGGGCCTGGTCGAGCGTGGTGCCGGTGCGGATGAAGTTGGTGGCCAGGTGGCCGAGCTGGTGGCGGTTGCACAGCTCGGTGATGTCGGCGGCGCGCTGCGTGGCGTCGGCAACGGCGCGCTGGGATGCGTCAGCAGCAGCGGTGCCCGGAGCGCCCGCGGCGGCGGTGGTGTCGACGGTGGTCGCGGCGCCTGCCGCAGTGGTGGCTTGGGGCATCGATTGCTCCTGTGGGGATGTGGTGGACTGGGGGACGGACCGAACGAACTGGCAGGGGTGGCCGTGCGTGGGCTGCGAGCGGGTGTGCTCGACGGCTTCGGACCGGGGGTGGGCGTTGGGATCGGCGCCAACGGCGCAGAAGGTGAGCTCGGCCGGGGTCCAGCGGACGGCACGGTACAGCGGCAGGTTGACGCCGTCGGTGCGGTCTTGGGCGCGGGTGATCTCGTACTTCTGCACGCTGTAGCCGAAACTCATGGCGCGGATGATCCCGGCCTTGATGTCGCCCACCGTGCCGGCCTTGGCCGGGTCGGTGCTGAGGGCGATGCGGGCCAGGCCCTGGCCGTCGGCAATGCGCCCTTCGATGGCGATGCCGAGGATGGCGCTGACGCCGCTGTAGGTGTCGTGCGAGTCGATGACCTGCACGGTGCCGGCCTCGAAGCGGGTCATGTCGACGGCTTCGGGGGTGACCGCGAGCTCTTCTTCGTAGACCTGGTCGTTGTACCAGTCGTAGGCGCGGCGGCGGGCGCCGGTGGTCCAGATGACCTCGAGGGAGTTGTCCGACTCGCGGTAGGTGGAGGGCACCAGCGTTGCGCCGCGCGTCTGCACGGGCATGTCGTGCATTGTTTCGTCCTGGGGGGCTGCGGCGGCCTGTGCAATCTGGGGCATGGGTGGCAATGGTCCTCGGGTGCTGTCTCAGGCGCTACGGGAGGGTGAGACGATTTGCGGGCGGCGTTGATTGGGGCGCGATCAGCCTGCGAAGGAGGCCGGCCAGGTGATCGACTTGAGGTCGAACGCGGGGTTTGCCTTGGCAGCAGCAATCGCCGCCTCGGCCACGGCGAAGTGGGCCGCGTCCTGCGCAGCTGCTGCGCCGAATACCTGCTGGGCGAGCGTCGGGGTCATGGAGACGAGCGTGCCGCCCATGGTCTTCCACTTCAGCCCGACAGGGATGCTGGCGCCCATGATGACGAGGCCGATCTGCTGAGTGCGGCTGGTCAGGTCAGAGTGGAACCAATCGCTCCCGACCTTGTAGCCGCTGGTCTGGATGCGCCGGTCGCGCTCGTTCTTGATGGCCTGGATGGTGTCGGGGGCATAGCTTGCCCCACCCATCCGCACACGCAGATCCGGCCCGGTGTAGCGGTGCGCAGCCAGGTCGACCAGCAGTTGCGCCGCCTCGGCCTTGCCGAAGGCATCGTCGTCGATGCCGATGAACGCATAGGCACCGTCGAGCAGCACGCCGTCGAGCGTGGCCTGGCCGATGTGCGAGTACATGATGCCGTTGGCGGGTCGCGCGCCGCCCTCGCCTGTGACAAGGACGCCGTTCTGGAGCAGCAGGGTGACGAGTGCCGCATCGGTGGCAGCCTGGACGGTGATGTCGATTTGCATGGTCGTGTCCGGTTAGGTCGTCAGCGCCTGGAGCTGCGCGTTGGTCAGCGCGGTGGAGAAGTAGCGCAGGCGGGCGATGGGAGCGTTCCATATCCCAGAGCCAATAGCATCCGCCCCAATTAGTAGAGCCACACACGCAGGCGCTGTGAATGTTGCGTCCGAGACGATTGACCCACCGTTGACGCACAGGCGCGCATCGTTGCTCGCGTATGCCAGAGCCACCTTGCCGGTCAATGCTCCGACAGACCCACTATCGGCCACAATCTGAGATGCTGACGATGTGTAGACTTCGGTTCCGAACTTCCGGCTAGTGTTCCTGCGCAAGTCCATAAAGTTCGCATAGCTTGACGAAATTCGCGCAGTTACGATGGACCTGTTTATCGCGGGAAGATCGTACTCGGTAGATGCCTCTGCAACAAACGTCCCCTGCGTCGCGTTGAACCACGACGAGAAATTCATGCCCGTCATCGTCGCGCTGTCGGCGGCGCGGGTGACGGTGGCGGTGGTCGTGGGGATGTAACTGGTGGCGAAGGCACCGGCTTCGAGTTGGGCGCCCCATGCGTAGACGTACTCTCCTGCGGTCTCGCTGTTTCCAGGGTAGAACGCATACGCCTCGATATCGTTGCCAGAGGTGATGCCTGATGTGGCCGTCATCACTAAGCGCCACACGCCGCCGCCCACGTCGGTCATGCTGACGCCAGATGATCCCGTTGTGTAGGCGATGGCTCCGGTCGTGTAGTTGACCGTAAAATTCAGCAGGATCGTTGCGGTCGTAGCGTTGCGCATGACGAACGCATTGCCATCGGTCGCGCCGGACCCCTGCTTGACGTATACAGAGAACGTGGCAGCCGTCGAGGCCACAGTGGCGTTCTGCCGGATCAGGGTTGCCGCCGCTGCGGTCGCCTGAATCTTGTTCAGGTTTGACGACCCATCCGGGGCGCCTGCGACCTTCGTGATCGTGACGTTCGTGCCAGACCAAGCTGCGTTATCGAACGCCTCGCTCCACAGCAGCAGATTCGTCCGCTGCTCCTCGATCAGCAGGCCCAGCGCAGCGTGCGTCACCGGGTCGTAAGTGAAGCGCGGATTGCCAGAGGTGATGACCTCAAGCGTGCCCGCCGCGTTCGTGAGCGTGGCGAGGCTGCCCCGGCTGAACGTGACGCGGGGGTCGAGGACGCCCGAGACCGCCATCGCGGCGAAGTTCAGATCGAGCGCAGGGTAAGGCCCGCGAGCCGCTCCGAGGTAGGGCAGGCCGAGGCCCAGGCCGAGCGCCATCGGCATGTCAGTACGTCCGGATGATGCCGGTGGCGGTGGTACCGGCGGCCCAGACCTTGGTGCACATCACTGGCAGCGGGACGAAGGCAGGCCAGCCGGAGAACACGACCGGGCTGCCGCCGCCGGCGGGCTGCACTTTGATGTCGCCGCCGACCAGGGCGACGATGGCCGAGGCGTTGAAGGTGGTGCTGTCGGACGTGGTGACGGTCTCGGCGCGGTCCGGAAAGCTCGGTGTGTTGGGGGCGAAGAACATCGTGGGTCCTTGTGGTCAGTGGCGCCTGGGGCTATTTGCTGGGGGCGGCGCCGGTGGCCGAGGCCGGGTCGGCCGCCTTGGCGGCGGTGGCCTTGCCTTGCATGGCGAGCAGCACGTCGAGCACGCCCAGCTCGCGCAACTTGTCGAAGTCGGACTTGAGCTCGGCGAAGACGACGTCGGGCTTGTAGCCGCGGCGGCGCAGGCTTTCGCTGATGGTGAGCAGGCCGCCGCCGATGAGGGTGAGCTCGGAGTCGGCGTCTTGCTGGGGGTTGACGTAGTCCCACTTGGGCATGCTGTGGTCGCATGCGTAGTCGGGGCGCGGGATCTTGCCGGCGAGCACGGCGGCGTCGATGAAGGCGCGCCAGATGGGCAGGCACAGGCGGGGCACCAGGCAGAGCCACTGCAGGGCCTCGATCTCGCGGCGGAAGTCGATGAGGCGGACGCGGGCGCTGCTGAAGTTGACGTCGCGCATGTCGCCGGTGAGCATCTCGTAGGTGACACCCATGCCGACGGCGATGAGGTGGAGCTGCTGCTTGACGTAGTCGACGTAGCCGGCGGCGGGCTGCGGGGCGATGGTGGTGATGTTGACGCCTGGCGGCACGCCGACGATGCCGCCGCTGGGGAGCTGGCCGAGGTCGCCCGTGCGTGCCGCGGCGTCCGGGTCGGCCGCCGTGTTGTAGGCCACCGGGTTGGCCATGGACGACACGTCGCCGCTGACCAGCACGCCGAGGCGGGACTCGAGGTTCTTGCGGGCGAGCTCGGCGTCCTCGTAGAGCTGCAGGTCGCGCACGCGGGGGATGACCGAGGCCAGGCGGGTGATGCCGCGGCCGGCGCCCGGCCGATCGGGCGAGAAGAGGTGGATGATGCTGCTGGCGGGGATACGCGTGCTTTGGGTGCGCATGGCCGAGCGCAGGGTGCCGACCTGCTCGCCGGGGTGGCGATCCCACAGCCAGTAGGCGGCGGGGGCGCCGAAGATGTCGTACTCGATGCCGTTGATGATGGTGTTGTTGCCGACGGCGCCGGTCATGCGGGCTGTATCGATCCAGTCGATCTCGATGAGCTGGAGCTGCAGCGGCACTGGGTAGCCGTCGCTGGCGTAGCGCGGGCGCAGGCGGATGAGGACTTCGCCGTCCTGCTCCATGGCGCGGTCGGCGGCGGCCTGCATGCCGTAGAGGTCGAGCCGGCCGTCGGCGTCGCAGACCTGGGACCATTCGGCGTACAGCGCGTTGATGGTGTCGGCGTGGCGCTTGGACGTGGAGTAGGTGACGATGCCGGTGCCGACGGTGTTGGAGACCAGGGCCCCGAGGGCGGCGCGGATGTAGGGGACGTTCTGCACCAGCGCGCGGGCCTTGTTGCGCAGGGTGGCGGCGTCGGCCTGGTGGTCGGTGTTGGCGCTGGCTCCGGAGCGGCGGGGCTTCCACGGGTCGCGGGGGCTGGCGGCGTCGTAGGCGCGCTGCAGGCGGATGCGATCGAAGTGGCGCGAGAGGCCGGCGCGGGGGCTGATCCAGCCGATGAGGCGGTCGAGCGTGGTGACCTGGGGGTCGGGTTGCATGCGGGGCATGGCCATGCTGGGTCAGTCCCGCTGGGTGGTAAAGGTGAAGCGGTAAGGGCCGGTGCGGGCGGTGGTCTTGGTGGCCGAGAGCTCGCCCTTGACGTGCTCGTAGGCGGCGCGCAGCTCGGCTACCGAGCGAAAGCGCACGCGGCGGCCTTGGTATTCGACTTCGAGCTCGGAGCCGATGATTGCCGCGTTGAGGCTGTCGAGGTCGGCTTGTGTATACGCCATGGCCAGCGAGCATGGCCGATGGGGAGTGTCACGCGCTACGGGACGGTGAGACGATTAGTCCCGTTCAGACAGACCAGGCTGCTTTAGGCAACGGTAGACGGTGGCGCGGCTGATGTTGAGGATGCGGGCGATCTGGGTAGCGTTACGGCCGTCGAACATTCGGCGCACTTTTTCCGCGACTTCCTCTTTGCGGTCCGCTGGGCTGCCATCAAACATCCTTACGTATGTATCAATGCCACCGAAATCCCTTCGCACAGCGGCCTTGGCCAACCGGATGTTGGTGCTATCCGCCTCATTTGGAATGAGTTCCAGGAAGCGGGCCAAGATGATGTCGACGAGGTCGGGGTCGGAGAAGAGTTCGCTGAGCACGTGGCGGGTGGCAGCGGGCTTGGGCGCCGGCTGGGACTCGGTGGGGGTGGGCTGGTCGATGGTGAGCTGGGCCATGGCGGCGGGGTGGGCGGGGGCCTTTGG